TCCTTTCAGTGAGCTTACAAGGCAATTACTTGACAGTATTGACTCAAGCAGATTCTTGTTCTTTACGAGAAAGACACCGGCTCAGATCGAAGATTTCTTCGGAGATCTAGACAGTCATGTCCCAATGGACGTACTTGAGTTGGATGTTTCGAAGTATGATAAGTCTCAAAACGAGTTTCATTGTGCTGTTGAGTACGAAATCTGGAGGAGACTGGGTCTGGAGGATTTCTTGGCAGAAGTGTGGAAACAAGGGCATAGAAAAACCACACTGAAAGATTACACTGCTGGTATAAAAACGTGTTTATGGTACCAGAGAAAGAGTGGTGATGTTACAACTTTTATCGGTAATACCGTCATCATTGCTTCGTGTCTAGCATCAATGCTCCCGATGGAAAAATTGATAAAAGGAGCCTTCTGCGGAGATGACAGTTTGTTGTACTTTCCTAAGGGTTGTGAGTATCCCGATATACAACAAGCTGCTAATCTAATGTGGAATTTTGAGGCCAAACTGTTCAAGAAGCAATATGGGTACTTCTGCGGGAGGTACGTGATTCATCACGATAGAGGTTGCATAGTATACTACGACCCTTTGAAACTGATTTCGAAACTTGGTGCTAAACACATCAAGGATTGGGATCATTTGGAGGAGTTCAGAAGATCCCTCTGTGATGTTGCTGAGTCGTTGAACAATTGTGCGTATTACACACAATTGGACGACGCTGTTGGGGAGGTTCATAAAACCGCCCCACCTGGTTCGTTTGTTTATAAGAGTTTAGTTAAGTATTTGTCAGATAAAGTTTTGTTTAGAAGTTTATTTCTTGATGGCTCTAGTTGTTAAAGGTAAGGTAAATATTAATGAGTTTATCGATCTGTCAAAGTCTGAGAAACTTCTCCCGTCGATGTTCACGCCTGTAAAGAGTGTTATGGTTTCAAAGGTTGATAAGATTATGGTCCATGAAAATGAATCATTGTCTGAAGTAAATCTCTTAAAAGGTGTAAAACTTATAGAAGGTGGGTATGTTTGCTTAGTTGGTCTTGTTGTGTC